ATGCACTTCGCTCTTACTTTTTCAAGATCAAGAATCATATCTATATCTCCTCCCCATGCCCGTCAGGTTCACCCCACGCTGGATCAACTCTCCATGCATCCCTGTATGTTCGGTCGGTTGGAATTTCTGAATCGTCAACAATCCAATATGGCAAGCCCGCCGGGGTATCATTCTTAGCGATATCTTCAATGCTAAATAGATTTAGAGCTTCTATGGTCGGGATAAGAATGCCTATCGTATCATCTTCATTTTTATATATTACTCTTTGCATATCAACGTCCTTGGTTATCTAAAAACTGTAATTGTTACTGTCCCAAAATCAGTGTCACCACCACTCTCGTCCTGTGTAGTGACAAAGGCCTTTGACGCATTTATAATTCCACAACAAGTTGAGTCAGCTGAGACATCTTGTGTCCCAGGCAGAGATAGATTACCACCAAATGACACAGAATAATCTAAGTCAATCATTGATGTGATAAAATTGATTTCATATTTACCAACCCCAACATCTGTGATTGAGCTGACATTTCCACTATTTCTTATTGCAACAGTACCAGTGCCATTGAAGTTTACCCATGCTCTGCATGCGAATATTGAAGCTGCCCCGGTTGCGTTGAGGGCTGTTTTTGCTCTTGTATCGTTGGCTACCCAAGTGGCCTCGGTGTTATCATCTACATATTTTTTAGTGGATGCCTGAAGATCTGTAATGGGTGCTGGCACAATTGGGGATGAAGAAAAAGTTTTAATCCCCGTGATAGTTTCATTCCCAGACTTTGAAACCTTGGTGTCAGCGTAAGTTTTATTTACGGTCTGTGTGCCTGTTGTTGGAGTTGGAACTAATGGGGTCCAACTTTAGCAACGTAATTCAGGAGTGGGTCTGTCCAATAAGCGCTCTCTGCTTGTGCCTGTCCGGAATGATCCTGTAACGATCTCCAAACTGTACCGGAAGCATCAATCGCCCTTGCATTTTCCGGGTAAAACTGGTTCGTGTTCCATTCGCCAATCCCCATTTGAAACAGATACGAGATCAGTTGGGATGTCGTGAACATCTGCCCTGCAAAATACTCCATGGGGGGGAATCCGTTTGCCGGGTCAAGCCCGGATGCCCAACCCCTAAAAAAATCTGCGGTCATGTTAACAGTTAAATCGTCCGAAACCGTGGACTCATCTCCGAAAACTGTCCTCTCTCCACTCTGTGCCTGAGATGCAAACGCCTCAACGTCTAAATCAGGCCGTATTATTTTTGTCATAAAGTTACCAACCTCGCGAATTTACCCATGCCAAAACCTTTAGCGTTGGGATTGTTTGCGAATCCGAATGTTCCGGATTCTGTGTATTGTATGAATGTTTTATATCCCACTCCCTGTGGAGATGGTAACAAGTTCTCGTCTCTGATTATTCGCAACTGGTCAAGATCATAAGATTCATCGATATAAATTGTTAAAGTCATGTCTTTATTGTCAACCACGAAAGCCGACGACTTAAAAAGAAAATCTATAGTCTCTTGAAGCCCATGGTCACCGCTGGCAGAAGATAATCTTGCAGATGCGATATTTTTAGCTATCTTGGCCCGGATAAAAAACCGGTATTGTTCGTCTGAAAGAACAGTTTTCTCAAAACCAGAATCTCTTAGAATTCTAAAAAATGGACCTTCTCCAAATGTTTTAGCGTTAAGCATCCCCTCAAATCCAAAATACTTTTTTGCATACCCTCTCTCAATTATTCTACCCTGACCAACAATCTTTCCAATTTTATCAAGCCTATCACCCCAAGCTGTGTCAAGGTCAAACTCAACCTCAAAGGATCTTGCGAACTCATAAATTCCTTCCCACTCACTCGCCCACGTCTCTATGGTTTGACGCGCCTTTGGTTTATCGGCATATTGCAGGATGATCAATGATTTGTATGTCTCGGTGAATTCAGACATTATATCACCTCTGTTACCGTGATATTTGCGACATCCAGGCTAAATAACCCACCAAACCCAGAGAACAACTCCTCGTCAATATAAACGATGTCGTCAAGAGAAATTAGCAAATCATACAGGACGTAATTTGAACCCGCCAGATACCCCTCTTGGTAAAGTTCGTTTGCCTGGAGGTGATCTGCTATAAAAAATGATCTTGCTGCAATGCTCGATTCGATTGCATTCGTGTCAACTGATTCGCCTACGACTCTTCTTCTGGCGTTCGCCTTGACATATACGGGGACATCCACGGGCCTGTCAAAATCGGCACAATGAATGTAAGTTCTCGTGCTTCCGTCCTGCCTGACATACTCCTCTATAAATTGACCTGAAATCAACCCTTTGATGTCACATCCTGCGGTTTTTTGAATGGAAATATTTTCTATTATCTCCGCAACATCTCCACCATTCACCACAAACCATATGGTATGTGGGTTAATATCTTTTACTGCATCATATGTATCAGTTTCGTTTTCGTATGGGGCAACATCAAGCACCCCGTCAAGGCCGATAAGCTTTGACGTGATCGCGCCCAACGTGCTGAATGCTGGATTTTCAAGGGACTTTTTTCTCCTTAGCCGAACTTGAGCCTCTGTCTCTTCATCGTTTCCGATCGTGGCAACTAAAGGATTTGTTACGGATACGACTCCCAGAACTATTGTTAACTGCTCAGTTATTGTATTGGGCGGGGCTTCGACTGCCCCCCATTCACTCGCCACAACCGAAATCACGCTCGGACCACCCAGAGGAAGGACGTTTTCTGATTCAGTTTCCCATTCTTGCCCTGTCAGATCCTTAACCTTGTACCCGAGGGGCAATGTTAAAAATCAGAGGTTGATTTTGTTGGGGGTCTGCGGGTTAATCCTGAAAACTTAAGTATAACATCCTGCATGGTTCCGGTTGCAAAGTCGGGGTCAAAGTTGCTATACAGTGCAAGCAAAAAAGACTGCAAATCAAGATCGCCCTTAGCCTGGATGCCTATTGACTGACCGTCTGGGCTGTCCTGGTCAACCGTGATATCATCACCATAGGCAATTTTTAATCCGACAACTATTCGGTCGAATATCTCGTTGAAAGTATCGACCGAAACTCCATCTCTTGTAAATTTTATCATGTTATCCCGATCTGAGATGTGAAAGATTCATTAAAAATATCAGTGTAATCAAGATTAATTGTCGCTTTGCGACTCTCGTCAGTTACTATATCAATTTTTTCGATACTTTTCACGCCAAAAGTTTCCAAAGTAACACGTTCAACTTCTCTTTTGATAGTTTTTTCATTGTTGTAGTTCCCCAGGATAGCGAACCAATCGATATTTGCATCAGTATCAAGAAACCAGTTGTTTTTAAATGATCTTAATCGGGTCTTTACGTTCTGCGCGATCTCCTGCGACTGCGTAAGATAATTTGCGCGACCCTGGCCGAAGGTCCAATCATCTCCGTCTAATGCTCTTACTGACATTTATCACTCCATTGCATCCGTTAAGTTACCATCACCGTTTGACCTGTGAACATGGCCTCCCACTGATATTGAATTTATAACAATGTTGCCAGTCCAGTTTATTATCCCATTACCAGTAGAAGGATTGCCCGTGGTGTTTATGATTGACAATAGACCTGTTAAAGTTAAATTGCCGGTTTGATCTGTATTCCCAAGATGGTCAATGTTACCGGTCAAATCGTAATCTCCGGCATGAACATAATCGCCTTCAATATCGTTATTCCCGCGTCTGGTCGTAACCGATGGAATGGGTACCGCAGATGCCAGGGGATTCACTCCGACGATTGCCACGCAGTCGGAATAATCAAACATCCTATCTTCAGGCGGCAATACCTCGTTTTGTCCAGAATACCACGCATCAAAACACCGTTCGCACACTATAAGCAAACAACTATCACCTACTGCGATTGGGTGCGCCTCGTAATGGGCCCCGCCTTGCATAAACAGCGGAGGAACTTCCCGAAAGACTGGGAGAACCCTCGTTACGCCTCTGACTTTTCTTGCGAGCGTTGGCTGAACGTCAATAGTCTTGCTATGGACCTTGACTACCCGGCCCATGGTCGGCCCGGACATTTCCTTGATTGTTTTTTTTCTATTCCGCGAGAATAATCTCGGCAAATCTTGCCATTTCATAATCTTATAATACCTTGAAGTTGGGTAATAGCAGGCACGACACCGACTGTTTCCAATCTTGCCCTTCAGTATCGCCATTATACGCGATCGATGTCACTTTACAAACACCGTTAGCTTTTTGGTTGATAGATGATTGAAGGGATAGTTTCCCGCCAATAATTATAAACGGATTTAACATTGTTTCAAAGGTCCGTTTTAGCCCTTCAACTTCAGGTGTTGTGATCAACCCAGTTTCCGGGCTTATTACCGGGGTGTAATTACTGACCACTTCGTCAGTTTTAATAATATTAATTTTACCTTCGTCGATATAAAATGATGCACCGGCTTCGGTGAGGTCTTCAAGTAGTTTTGAACTTGCCCCCATGAGCACCTTTGGCCTGACCAGATCAGGAGAAGCTGTTATTTTCCCCTTTGTGGTATTCGGCATGTCTTGCAGGATTGCGTCAATCGCGTTTTGCTTGCCGGATACAGTTTTTGCCGTATAGCTGTTGAGGTAATCGTGCCCACCATCCTGAGCATCAAACCCGGTAACGAACCCGTTGCTTGATAAATTGGACCCGCCGCGGTGGATCTCTCCAATGAACAAACGTTTTATTGTGCCGTCATAGCCTACAGACAATTCTATTTTTACCAAAGAGTCAGAATCGTCGTCTCTTTGGAAAATGTCTCGCGTGCTTTCTTTTAGTCCAAAGATGGCACATTGTAATTTATTAAGAGCGTCACCCTCGGTTGATTTGTTGCACTGGAATTGCATGCGAAATGGCGGCTGTATGGTGATTTGCTGCGTGCCTTTGGTTGCGGTTAGGATATACGCACGGTTAAAGCTCGACACCATGCCCCCTTATTCCGATAAGGTCATCGGCTTCCAACATATAAAGTTCACACCTTCCGTCTTCAAAGTCGGTTAACTGGAAAGGCCCAACATCCCGGCCGGACACGTCAACAACTATGAAATCAAAAGGCCAGCTTTTGGCGTCTATGTGCTGAACTGCCAGAGATAATTTCACCCCGTTTATGGATTCGCTTTGATATTCAACATCCATAAACCATGATTCAGTGACGCCGTAAAATCTAAGGCCAAGGACTATCTCGCCACCATCAGCTATAATCGTGTGCCTTTGAAGGGCCTCGCCGGTTATGTTTTCGATTTGTTTCATATTTACCCGAATATGGTTGAGAGTAAGCTTGTACTTTTAGTTTCCGGGACGGGTTTTCCTGCGGTAGTCCCCTTGTCTGCTGCCTGCCCCGTAGCCCCCTTTAATCCGGAACTTGGCTTGGGTGCTGGTTCGATACTTGCGACCGTGACCGTTTGCAACGTCCTGAACCCAATCTGGACCGCATCTATTTTAAAACGGATCTCGTCTGATTCGTTGTTTACTGTCAATGGGAATTTTATAATCCTCATATTTTCGTAAACTCGAAAAGGAGTTTCTATTGATATTAATGCTTTGGAGAAATGGATCTGTTCGATTCTATCAAGGAACTGTTCCTGTAATGGTTTGGAAGATGACTGATCACCGAACTCACCATACAACCTCTTACCGTCCTCAATGGCTGCATTAATACGCCGGATGACATTCTTAGCATCATCAACAATTGCCCGGGCCTGTGTTATTTGGCTTTGGGTTTTATTTGGGAGGTACTGGCTCACAATACCTATAACCCTTTCCACGGGCGAGAATATCCCTGCCGTGGCATCCCGCTTGACAAATACGTCAGAAACAACGCCTATTATAGAGACTTGGATAGGATTAAGAAAGATAGTGTCAGAAGTTTTTGAGCCATCTTCAAGCGTGACCGTAGGAGCTGTGGAAGACAATGTTTTTGTGTTCTCAATAGTGGCGAACATCGTAAACCCGCCGATCCCTATCTCCTCGTTATCAGCGACTTTTTTAGTCCCCACTATTGACAATGGAAGTGACCCGTCTTGGTTTAAGAAACTCGTTATGTCCATTAATCAATCCTATTTAGTGCGGTTTCGGTGTTTCTAAGTTGGTCTTGGAGTGCGTTATCAACCCCTGCTCTTGCTTCTGATATGCTCGATGATTGGATTGTTATGTTCGTGGTGTTTTCAACTTTATTGTTATTTACCCTGCCACCACCGCTTGTCCCTGCGACTGAACCCCCTGCTCTGGTAACATCATTTCGAATCGTAACCTCTCCACTACCAAAAAAAGAAGATACAGTGGCAATAGCTTCTTTATATTGTGTCCATCCCGCCGCGAAGAAATCAAACCAGAATTTGAACCCTGAAATCATTTCACGCACAGCCCATTTAACACCATCCACCATAGCTTTAAGCCCAGGCATTATGTCTATCCCAAGGAATGTTTGGGCAAATTCTGCAATAACGCTATTTCCCCCTTGAAATGCAACGATTAAATCATCGATGATCAAAGCACCTGCTGCTATAGCGGCGATAGTAAGAGTCACAGGAGACATTACAGTGGCCATTACCGTTGCAAACCCACCAGTAGCAAGAGTAATAATCCCCCACGCGCCCGCTGAGGCTATAAGGAATGGGGTTAATCTGTTGATTGCTTTTCCAATAGCAACCGCAATCTCCGCCGTTTTGCTGGCCACACCTATCACCCACTCACGGTTTTCCTTGACCAGATCCGAGAATCCTTTTGTCAGGTTCTCAAGCTCCGGCGACAGTTGACCGCCTATGATGCCGGATATTTCCCGGCCAACGGAAGAAAATAATATTCCCATTTCCCCGAGAGATCGAGAATATAGTTTTGCCCCCTCCGTGCCTTCTTTTGTGAGGAAGTTTATTGCATCGTATTTTTTAATCAGACTATCCAGGGTTTGCCCTGTCTTTTTCATATTCGCGAAAAACTTATTAGCATCTCCTCCGAAAAGGATATCTGCTGCTGAAACTGCTCTTTGGGTGTCAGGCATTGCTTCAATAGCTTTAGATATAGCCCGGAATTGGTCTGCTGGCTTTAGGTTGGCAATGTCTTTGAATTTTATTCCAAGAATTCCAAGCGCGTCACTCACAGCACCAAGAGGTTTTTGCCCTTGAGCCATTAGCGCTGTTGATTCACCGAACTTATTGTTCATCTCTTCAAAAAGATCCACGACAACTTCTGAATCAAGGCCAACCTGGGTAGCTGCTGCGCCGTATGCCTGAAACTCCCTGGTAGTCAGTCCCACCGCTTCCGCAAGGGATGACATTTGGGAAGTTTCTTTGTTGATAATTCCAAGGATCCCGGCACCCGCAACCAATGCCACCCCCGCAGCAGCAGCAAAACCTGCAAGACCCTTGATTGCCTGACCAAGAGCCTTGTTATAATCGGCAAGCGGGGCGGTTGAACCTTCGAACCCAAATCTTGTTACAAGTTCCGTTACTACTGCCATCAACTCACCTTTTTATGCTCAAAAATATCGTTGCTTATTGCTTCGTATTCCAGAATGTCAAGGAAATCATCGGTATCCATTTCCCTGATTTCCTGAATAGAACCGAACCCAGCCTTTGACAAATTACAGCATTGCATCATGTACCCGTCTATATTAGTTTCGGTTATGAAATTCTCCCCACCCCCGGCTTTTGGTATACTTAGGCGGTAGGGTTTCCTGCCAAAAAAGGGTGTGATATCACTGCCAATGCCGTAATGCAAAACATGAGATAATCTCCCGGATATTTATCCCAATGGTTCTCAAGTTTGCTTAATTGAGACTTTTCAAACAGGATAGATTTACAAATAGACTGCTCCATTTTTGCCCACTCAGTCTCCCCCATGAACGACATGTCATTCACCATCAGCATTGGTCTTATTTTCGTCAGATACGCAAAGATTGGAAGCCTGTTCTTGTGGGTCATCGGCCCGAAAACATAGGACCGACCATTTATGGTCAGTAACCTCTTAGCATCGACGCGCATGGTGTACGTCATCATTGCGTTGCCGTCTGTGTTGTTTTTGGTGTCAACGGGTTTGGTGGTGAATGACCCCCCGGAAATTTGGTATGTTTCGAAAGTCTCGTTCCCGTCTTTGTAAAAAAGAGTCTTACAGGAACCCTCGTAAGGTTTTGTCTGTGCCTCATTCATCAACTGATTAAGGGCGGTGTCTTGGTCAGAATATTTAACAACGTTAAAGACAAGATCGGCAACGTTTGCATCTTTCCTGACTTGGATTGTTTTACCGTTCCCGGAATATGTCTGCGCAGTCTGTGGATTTACGAATGTTATAATTACAGCATCCCCATCCACGAAGGCCACGGACGCTATAATGTCCTCAATTATCAATGTGGTGCTATCTGCTGTTAAAACTGGCATGTGCTGCCCTCCTATAGATTAAAATTAACAAGGATGTCAGCGGAATGAATCGCGCCTTTGTTCTTAACTGCTCCCTGAATAACCGGTGATTTTCTCGCCTGTCTGCCAACCTGAGATTGAGCCGCAAGTGATCCGGCCAGGAAGTAGAAACCGTTCGCTTCGATATTCCGTTTGAATGTTTCAAGATCTCCGAAGTTATCAGGGTTTGACCATGTTCCAGGGGCGAAAACTCCGGCTCGGACATATATTTCCGTGGTCTTTATGCACCAATTAACGATCTTATCAACTCCTTCTTGATCTTGTCCAATTTTAGTAGAAGTAAGGCCAAGGATATTAAACACATTGACCTGTAGCGCATTCTGATAGCTCAGGATATTATATCTATTGTCTGTAAAGTCGTTGGCCCCGGAAGTTAGAGTCTTAGGAACATCGTTGTTCCCGAAAACGGTATAAATATCAAGCCCGACCTGTGCAGCTTTATCAATT